AAGGGGAACGACCAATGAAGATCATCCGCCTGCCCGCGTCCATGAGCCTGCTTGAGATCGACCGGCGGCTCGCGCAGCAAAGCTTTAAGCTGGTGCGGTTCATCGTTGGCCGCGAAGCCAAGAAGCGCAATGGCATCACCACTCGACCCGAGCGTGCCCACGCTTTGATCGTTCAGCCGACCGGGTAGATCGTTCCCCCGCTCAATACTGGTCAGGCGACCAAAGGCCACTGGAGGCAACTCCGGTGGCCTTTGTATTAGGAGCCGCGCGGCGCGCGCCGATTAACTCCGGCCTCCGATCGGCGCGACAGATTCGTCTCGCGGCTCCACCCCAATCAATTGAGTGAGTTGAAATGCGCAACGGCAAAGTGAAATGGTTTGACGACGACAAGGGTTATGGCTTCATCGTTCCGGATGACGGCTCGCGTGACGTGTTCGTTCACAAGCGTGACCTGATCGCCTGTGGCGTCAAGGACACCAAGGCAGCGATGAAAGACGGGCGCGCAGTGCGGTTCCGCGATGAGGACAACCCGCGCACCACAGGCGGCAAGATCGCGAAGCACGTTGAGTTCGCCGACTGATGGATTCCATCATGATCGCCTTGCCAGCGTACAAGGGCAATTGCACAGCCGCCACGGCGGTCTCCGTTTCTTACACTGTTGGGACGCTGGTGGCGAAGGGCCTCAACCCGAATGTCTCAACGCTCTCGATGCCTTCCATCACCTTGTTGCGCAACTTGTTCCTTTCGGTCTGGCACGAAAAGACCGACTACAAATACCTGTTGTTTGTGGACGACGACATGGAGTTCGCGCCCGACCTTGTGCCATCGATGATCGACTTGGATGAACCGGTGGTTGGCGCAATCTATCCTTACAAGAGCTATCCAATTCGGTTCGTGTTCAAAGGCAACTTGGCGCCGGACAAGCGCATTGAGCATCCGCGCGACAAGCGCTTTGTTCAAGCGGACGGCATCGGCTTCGGTTGCACCCTCATTCGTCGCGACGCGATTGACAAGATGCTGGAAGCCGGGCTGCCATTCCGCACCGAGTCGATCGAGAAGCTAGGCATCAGCGAAAGTCTAAAGTCGGTCGGCGGTCTGAAGCGCTTCATCTGCGCGTTCGATTCGATCATTGCCGATGATGGCATTCCGATCAGCGAGGATCTCAGCTTCTGCAAGCGCTGGCATCAGGTCGGTGGCAAGGTCTGGGCCGCGCAGAGTTGGGAGATTGGTCACGTTGGGCCGCATGTCTGGCGCGGACAGTTCGATCAGTTTGGAGTTGAAGATGGCAAGGTCGTCTTGAAGTGATCCGCTTCATCGCCTTCACGCTGATTGCTTGGGTCGGCACGGCGCTCGCTTATCCGCTGGTGCCGATCGCCGTGGCTTACGCTGATGAAGATGGCCGGTTGCCGCATTGGGCGCGTTGGTTGGAAACGCCGGACGCACTGGGTTGGGGTGCTGGCATTTACGAACCTGTCATCAAGCGCATCTATGACAAGTACGGCCGTGAAAAGGCGCTCGTCGTTTGGCTTTGGCGGAACGCGGCTTATCGCTTAAAGTTCTGGATGGGCATGAATGTCGCGGACTATGATTACTCGCGAGTGACGTTCACTTCGTCCGGCGCTTATGATCCACCGAAGTGGGGCTTCAGCCTTTGGCGCGCGACGGCGCTTTACGCAGGGCGCACGTATTTCGACGTTCGGCCTCAGCTGAGTCTTGGCAGCTTTTACGTCTACTTGCTGATTGGCTGGAAGCTAAAGCCTTACATTTCCGGTTACTTTCCAAAAGAGCCGAATGCCGCCGGAATGTTTTCCGGCATCACGCCGCGCACTGAATCGTTATGAGCGAAGAAAGCAAAAAGATTACTGGCAAGTCGAAGTATCATCCTTCGCTGCTCGCGCCTGCGAAGGCGGCGGCTGCGACAGGCATGACAGAGTCTGAGATCGCGGGCTTTCTCGGAATCAATCAATCCACGCTCTGGGTTTGGAAGACGCAGCACCCTGAATTCGGCGAAGCGATCCGTTTGGGCAAGGAGCAGCCCGACGAACGCGTGAAGGCTGCGCTTTATCAATCCGCCATTGGCCACTATGTGACCATCAAGAAGGGCATGGTGGATAAGAAGACCGGCCAGCTGATTGAGTGGGAAGAAACTCAATACATCAAGCCTGAAGTGACTGCGCAGATATTCTTCCTCAAGAACCGGCGCCCCAATGAATGGAATGATCGCGGTGGATCAGGCGAAGACTCCTTCGAAAACTACTCAGACGCTGAGTTGGCAAAGCTTGTACGCGAGAAGGCCGCGAAGCTTGTTGTCACTAAGGCAGTTGACAAAGTCATCGAAGGTTCGGTCGTGGCCGAAAAGCCCGTCAAAGATGTCACGCCTCGAAAGACTTAGCGCGCGGGCGCGCTGCTGGCTGCGCGGCTTTCATTTTTGGGTTTCGCGACCAACGGTCGAATTCAATGGAGACTCCGCAATAGAGCGTGAAACTATCAGCTGCACTCATTGCGGCGCACGTTGGCGCTGAATGGCTGAAGACATAGCGCTGCGGCAAGACCTTCAGTCGTTCCTCAAGGCGCAACGCGAACTTGAGTTGCGAGCATTACGCAAGGAGTTTGCGGCGCCGGGCGGGTTGATGAAGTTCGTGCGCTATTTCTGGCATGTGCTGGAACCGAAGACGCCGCTGGTTGAAGGTTGGGCGCTGGACGCTATTTGCTTGCACTTGGAAGCGGTGACAGACGGCCGGATTACCAAGCTGCTCATCAACGTGCCTCCGGGCTTCATGAAGTCGTTGCTGACGGACGTGTTCTGGCCTGCATGGGAATGGGCGATCGGTCATGCGGACCACCGTTTCGTTGCTTTCAGCTATGCTGCCAGCCTAACGCTGCGCGACAATGGCAAGTTCCGCGATTTGATCCTATCGGAGAAATATCGTGAGCTCTTCCATAAGGAATTCCGCGCGCGCAAGGTTGGCGAGGAGAAAGTCACTAACTCCAAGACTGGCTGGAAACTTGCTACGTCTGTTGGCGGCGTTGGCACTGGCGAGCGCGGTGATCGCGTCATTGTTGACGATCCACACAACGTTAAAGAATCCGAAAGTGAAGTCGTACGTCTCGAAACAGTTCGTTGGTTTCGCGAATCGTTAAGCTCTCGACTGAACAATATGGAGAAGTCGGCGATCATCGTCATCATGCAGCGTGTGCATGAAGCAGATGTCTCCGGCACCATCCTGAAGAACTTTCCGGAATACGTCCATTTGATGATTCAAATGGAATACGATCAAAAGGCAGCGAAGCCAACGTCGATCGGCTGGAAAGACCCGCGCACGGAAGATGGTGAGTTGGCGTGGCGCGAGCGCTTCAACGACAAGATCGTTGCGCAGATGAAGCGGACGCTTGGGTCTTATGCTTACGCTGGTCAGTATCAACAAACTCCGGAAGTTCGCGGCGGCGGCATTATCAAGCGCGCGTTCTGGCGCTCCTGGCCGGAAAAGAAATACCCGGCCTTTGAATATCTACTGGGATCGCTCGACACTGCTTATACTGAAAAGCATGAGAATGATCCTTCCGCGCTGACAATCTGGGGCGTGTTCCGCAACCAGCATGGCGCCACCCGATTGATGCTTTGCTACGCTTGGGAAGGTTGGGCAGCATTTCACGAGCTCGTACATTCGGTGAATTGGATGTGCGATGCGCGCTGGAAGCCGGACGTGAAAACGATTGGCGCGGAAACGATCGGGTTGTTGCAGAAGCTGCCTCGCTTCCCAGTTCATAAGCTGATCATCGAAAGCAAAGCGTCGGGCATCTCGGTGGGACAGGAATTGAGTCGGTTGTTCGGCAACCAAGGCGCTTATTCGATTGAGTTGCTGGACCCGAAACAGCTGGGCGGCGGCGACAAGGTTGCGAGGCTTCATTCGGTTGAAGCGCTGTTTGAGTCGGGCATGGTTTATGCGCCCGCCACGCGTTTCGCGGAAAAGGTGATAGATCAGGCGGCGAAAGCCCCTCGTGCCGAACACGACGACTTGACGGACACGTTGTCGCAAGCATTGCGATATCTCCGGTTGCGCGGGCTGATCGCTCGCAGCGAAGAGCATGCAGCAGATTTTGCGCAGGCGGCTGCATTGCCTGAGAAGTTGCCTCCGCTTTATGGTTAGTGAGTGTAGCACATGTCGAAGAATCCGATCAGTCTGTCTTTGGACTTTCATCAGTGGGGCGCTGTTATTGATAGCGATCTTGTGCGCTTAGGGAACTTTGTGAGGAACTTCACGAATGACCCTGCCCGGTTCGGGCCAATAGACGCGAGTGTTGTCGCCGAGTTTCACGATCATCTGGACAAAATGAAGGTGATGGCAACGGCATGGGCAGCGGCATATCAGAAACAGGCGGCGCAATACCAGAGCTCATCTTCGGAGACGAAGAGCGTGCCCCCAGCGCCGATATCCTCGACTTCTTCGAATGGGGTCGATACGCCAAAAGTCAAAAAGAAGCCCGGCAGGCCGAAAAAGATCGTCGTCGAAAAGCGCGAGCGGCTATTGCCGCGCGCAGTGAGTTGAAAGAGGAACATTAATTGCCGACCAGCCCTTACAACGTCATGTCGCTGAACGGTCGCGGTGAAACGCGGCCGCAGACCTTTGAGCCGTCCACTGTCAATGTGGACGTGCCGGAGGACGTTTCGACTTATGAAGAAGGCGTGCGTCGCACTGAGCTCGCCGATGGCTCGGTGTTGTTCGACCTGAATCCGAGGACCGACCGGCCGCGTGACGAACGGTTTGATGCCAATTTGGCGAATGAGTTGGAGGAAGGTGAACTCAACTCAATTGCGAATGAATTGTTGGAAGGCATTGCGCGGGACGACGCTTCGCGCAAGGAATGGCTGGCTGATTACAAGAAGGGCATCGATCTGCTTGGGTTGAAGCTGAAGGATCCGAATTCGGACATTTCGGCGCCTACGGGTGGCATTTCGAATGTCGATCATCCGCTGTTGCTTCAGGCTGTGTTATTCTTTCAAGCGATGGCACGCGGCGAATTGCTGCCTGCTTCGGGTCCGGTCAAGATTCGCGACGATCGTCCGGCGCGTCCGCCGATGGCCGCGATGCCGCCGCTACCCCCGATGCCTCCGGTGCAAACCCCCCTTTCCGCCGGAGCGCAGGGAGCGCCTGTTCCCCCAATGGGCGCTCCCACTACCCCTCCCGGTGTTGGCATGCCCCCTCCGGCAATGGCTGGTGATATGCCTCCCCCGCCGTCGGCACCGGGAGGTCCTCTGCCCGGAATGATGCCATTCGCTCCGCCGCCGCCAGAAATGCCGCGCGACGAATTGGCTGATGCCTTCGAGCAGGACTTCAACCACTACTTGACCACAACCGCGAAGGAATATTATCCCGATACGGATCAGATGCTGTTCCTGATCGGCTTCGGCGGCTATGGCACCAAGAAGGTTTACAACTGCCCGCTGCGCAGGCGGCCGGTTTCTGAATCGGTTCCGGTGGAAGATTTCATCGTTTCTGACACCACCAATGATCTGAGTAATGCCTCGCGCATCACTCATGCCATCTCTATGCGTCCTTCCGTTTTGAAGCGCATGCAGTTGATGGGCGTTTATCGTGATGTGGATCTTGGCGCGCCGACTGGTGCTGAAGCGCAAGCCAACGAAGTTCAACAGGCCAAGGCGGAAGTGTCCGGCGTGCAGCCGAACAAAAGCGATCCGCTGGACGCAGACTATGAACTTTACGAAACGCTTTGCGAACTTGACCTGCCGGGCTATGAGCACAAGGACAAGCACGGCAAGGTCACTGGCCTGAAGTTGCCCTACCGCGTCGTCATTGAGCGCGAGTCTCAGCAGGTGTTGGAGATTCGCCGCAACTGGCGAGAAGACGATCCGCTTTGCCTGCCGCGCGAATACTACGTGGACTTTTATTACGATCGCGCGTTCGGCTTTTACGGCTTCGGCTTGCTGCAGATTCTCGGCAACACGACCAAGGCGCTCACCGCCGTTTGGCGGGAGTTCATTGACGGCGGCATGTTCGCGAACTTCCCCGGTTTCATTTACAACAAAGGCGCCGGTCGCCAGCTGCAAAACAATTGGCGCATTCCGCCGGGCGGTGGCATCGGGCTGGACACTGGTTTGCAATCGATCCGCGATTCAGTGATGCCGGTGCCTTACAAGGACCAAGGGCCGGTGTTCACTCAGTTCATTGAATCGGTCACGGCTATTGGTCAACAACTTGGCGGCACTGCCAACACATCGGTCGGAGAAGGCAAGCAGGATGCGCCGGTCGGCACGACGCTGGCACTCATTGAGCAGCAGACCAAGGCGGTCGGCGCTGTCATTAAGCGGCTTTACGCTGCGCAGGCGAAGGAATTCCAGCTTCTTAAGGACCGCTTCAAGGAAGATCCTTCGGCGTTTTGGCGCTTCAACCCGCGTCCTGCTAAGGAATGGTCTAAAGAAGAGTTCGTTAAGGCTCTTAATGATTATGATCTGGTTCCTGTTGCTGATCCTAATAATCCTACGTCGCTTCATCGGGCCGCTAAGTCTCAGGCGCTAGTTCAGTATCAAGCCGCCGCTCCGGGCTTGCTCGATCCGAAGAAAGTGTTCTTGCGCGTTGCGAAGAACATCGACATTGAATCTCCTGAAGAGTTGTTGATGCCGCCTCCGCCTCCGGGAGCGCAACCGCAACCTGATCCGACCAAGATGGCCGAGATTCAAGGCAAGATGCAAGTCGAAGGCATCAAGGCGCAAGGCACGCAGGCCAAGGTGTCGGCAGACATGCAACTCAAGATGGCCGAGTTGCAGGATCGCGCGGCTGAACGCGCCAATAAGCTTCAGGTCGCCGAGATTGAACGCCAGACCGAGCAGGTTCGGCTAGCTCAGACGCTGGCGATTCACGCGGACAAGACTGAACAAGCGGAACGCGCGCTGCAATACAAGTTCGAAGAAAGCGCTCAGAACCGTGAACACAATTGGGCGCTGGAACAAATGCGCGGCGAGCGTGAGATCGAAGATGCGGATATGGACCGCGCTTCTGAATTGCATCGCATGCACACGACGACGGAATTGGAAGAGCGTCGTCGTCAAGAAGAAGCCGAACGCGCGGAAATGAATGCCGAGCGCGAGCGTCAACGCAAGATGGAAGATGAGGAACGCGCTCACGCGCGTCAACTTGAGTTGCATTCCCGTAAGGAAGCCACCGCATTGAAGTTGGCTAAGATGAAACCGAAGCCGAAACCAGCGGCGAAGAAGAAGGCAGCGAAGAAATGAAGCACGGCGTCACGAAAGTTGGTGGTGGCATGAAGCACGGCATCGAGATCCGGCCGGGCGGCATCCACAAGCACGGCATGGAAGGCGGTCTTCCGGCCGAAATGAAAGTTGGCAAAGCCAACACGGCAAATCCGGATTTCGGCAAGACCAACATGAACACCATGGTTGGCACTGAACGCAAAGGAAAGTGACGATGGACAAAAAGACGCTCAAATATTGCGGCGAGTCTTCCAAGTCTCATGAGATGCGGATGATGCACGCCAACAAGAAGGGCTACGCCAACGGCGGGCGCGTGAAGGCTTATCCGATCGAAGCGGGTGCCGGCACGGGCGAAGGTCGGCTGGAAAAGATCGCCAGCTACGGCAAAAAGAAGTGATGAATGACCGGGGTGATGGGATTCGTCAGCGTTGTCGGGCTGCTACGGCCGTCCGGCAATTTGTTGCTGTCCACTGACGAAGTATTGCCCGTCACCTTCTACGATGCTCGCGGCAGCGAGACCGCTGACATTGCTGCCGCTGTTTCTGGTGCTGTGGTTTATCGCGACTGTCATCAAACCTTTAAGCTGGATGAAGTCGATCACATCTTGGTGAACTGAATGTCTGCAGTAAATCTGAAGTTGTTGGAAGAAGTCGAAAAGCGCCTGATCAAGCAGGTTGAGATGGAAACGATGCGGCTCGCTGATGGCATCGTGAAGGATTTTGACGAGTACCGCTATTACGTCGGTGGCATCAAAGGACTGCGCGATGCTATCGCAACGATTGAAGCAGTCATCGAAGAAGCCAGAGAAGGTAACAGTTAAATGTCATCCACCAGTGCTGTTTTCAAGTTGAGTTCCGCTGATGATCCTAAGAAGGCAATTCAGTCCGCGCTGAAGGGTGCCTTGGATCAGATCGAGTTGCTGCATTCCAAGGTGTTGGTCGCGCTTTACATCGCGCCGGAAAAGACCAAGGGCGGCATCATCCGGCCGGATTCCAACGTCAAGGAAGACGTTTGGCAGGGAATGGTCGGGCTGGTCGTCAAGAAAGGCCCGATCGCATTCGTCGATGACGACGAGAACCGTTTTGGTGGTGGCGACGTGCAGCTTGGCGAATGGGTTGCATTCACGCCGGGCGACGGGCGCCGAATTCAGATCAATGGCGTCGATTGCCGACTCATTGAAGACACGCAGCTGATGTTGAAGGTGAATGACCCTTCCATCATCACGCATTACAAATGAGGTGAAGGATGGCACGTCCGAAGGTTTATTCCAAGGATGAGGATCTACGGGGAGTCCCGTTGGATCAGGAAGTCGTCGTCGCAGTTGATTTGAGTTCAGACGAACTTTCGATCCCGAACGACGAAAAACCGGCTGGCACAGCCAATGGCGACGTCGAAGTTGACGATGATGTTGTCAAGACGCTGAACAAGCAGATCGAAGAACTTAAAAAGTCGAATGAGTCTGCGCAGGAACAGCTGCAAACCGAGCAGCAGCGCGTGCGGCGTGCTGAGCAGGAAGCTGCTGAAGCGGCTCGCGCCGCTCAACAGATGAAAACGGTCGCGGTCCAATCTCAGGCCAACAACTTGAAGTCGGCCTTGGATGCGGCTCAGTCGGAGCAGGAAACGGCGAAAGCGGCTTACGCAGCCGCGCTGGAAGAAGGCAACTTTGTTCAAGCTGCCGAACACCAGCAGAAAATGTCTCGCGCAGCCGCGAAGATTGTTTCGCTGGAAAACACGATCGCCAATTTTGACGAAAGCGCCGAAGAAACTCCGCTGCAACCGGCTCGTCCGGCCGCGCCGGTCGGCGACGTCATTCAGCAAATTGACGCAAACCCGAACTTCATGCCTGCGGAAAAGACTTTCTTGAAGTCGCATCCGGAATTGCTGACCGACGCGCAGCGCAATGCCGAACTTGGCGTGGCTTACAATCGCGCAATGCGGGAAGGCTTGTCGCGCGGCACGCCAGAATATTTCGCGTTCATCGAGCAGTTCATGGGCTACAAGCCTGCCAAAACCGAGTCCAAGGCGGCTCAGGAGGAAGATGACGTGGACGATGAATCGACCCGCGCGGCGGCGCCGGTGCGGCGCGACAATTCTGGCTCTCGTCAGCCGGTGCGGCCGACTCAGGTTAAGCTGACGCCTGCTCAACGCGAATTGGCCGCTAATATGGGTATCAGCGAATTGGGCTATGCCCGTCAATTCCTGAAGCTGCAGGGCGAAAAGATCTCCAATCCCGAAAAATACAATCAGTCGAGGTAATCTTACCATGAACGAAGTCGTCAAAAAGAAGCCCGGCCGTCCGAAAAAGGTTCGTGAAGCCGAAGTGCGGCAAGAACCGTTGCGCACCACCACGGCTCGCGGCGAAAAGCGCCAGCGGTTGATGCGCTACGACCAGAGCCAAGATCGGCTCCACATTCCGCAGGAAATGATCCCGGCTGGGACCGACCTGCAATGGGTGGCGGTCGAGGTTTTGGGCCAGCCCAATCCGCAGGAGCGGGTGCGCTTCGAGCAAAACGGTTGGCGCGCAGTCACGCCGGACATGTTCGACGGCCGGTTCGACGGCCGGTTCATGCCCAAAGGCCATAAAGGCGAAATCGTCGTGGAAGGGCTGTGCCTGATGGAGCGCCCGATGGAATTGACGATGGAAGCCCGCGCCGAAGAGCGCGCGGCGGCCCGGCAGGCGGTTGGCATTCAGGAGCGCAAGCTCACTTCAGGCCAATTGGATGGCGTTACGCTGGACACGCAGCATTCTACGGCTCGCGCAAATACCCGCTTGACGAGAACTGTTGAATCAGGCATAATGGTTCCTGAGCAGTGAGACTTGAAATCCTGCTTTCCGCTCTAACGCGCCTCGCGCCGAGGCGTTTTCCGCAACCGATCCCCGCGCCGGGGCCGTCGGGTGCTCAATGGAGAACGCCTTAATGAGCAACACTTCTGCTCCCAATGGCTTCCAGTATTTCGGCCGTCAAGAAGGCGGCTCGCCGACCGTTGGCTACACCATCCGCAAGGTGGCAGCTGCCAACGCGACTGCGATTGGCTTCGGCGATCCCGTCAGCCAGCTGAATACTGGTTATGTCACTCTTTCCACCGCTGGCACCTTGTCGATCTTCGGCGTGTTTGCTGGCTGCTATTACCTGAACTCGGCTGTTGGCCGCACCGTTTGGTCGCCGAATTGGCCGGGCGGGACTCAGGGCTCGGACGCGACTGCGTACATCATCTCTGATCCGCAGGCGATGTTCCAAGTGCAAACCGAAAACACCGCGATCACCTTCGGTGACATCGGGCTGAACGTGAATTTCACGATCGGCACTCCGGCCACGACCGCTGCGGGCGGCTATTCGACCACCACTGTGGCTCAGTCCACGCTGGCGACCACGAATACGCTTCCGTTCCGCGTTGTGGGGCTACTCAGCCAGTATCTTCCGGCCAACTCGGTGAATGGCACGGACGATACCTCCGCTTATAACCGCGTTATCGTGGCTGCGAACTTCTGGGATCGTAATTCCCGCGAAGGTCTGTAAGCAGGAGAGCCTGAATGCCTATCGCACTCGCACAAATCCGCGACTTGCTGCTTCCGGGCCTGTGGGAACTGACGGGCGAATACCCGCAGCTGCCGCGCACTTGGAACAAGGTCTTCAAGACCCGCAAGTCCACCATGGCGCTCGAACGCTCTGCGTCCATGAAGTATCTCGCTGTCGCCCAGCTGAAGCAGGAAGGCGCACCCACGACCTTCGACAACAGCCCCGGCGAGCAGTACCTGTACAATCAGGAGCACAACGAAATTTCGTTGGGCTTCGCGATCACCCGCAAGGCGATCGACGACAACCTCTACAAGACCGATTTCGGTCCGTCCACCATGGGCCTCCGCAATGCCTTCCTCCGTACCGAGGAAATCTATGCGGCGGACGTGCTGAACAATGCCACGACTTACAACTCCTCCATCGGAGGCGACGGCAAGGCGCTGGCAGCGACCGATCACCCGGTTTCTGGTTCTACCGTCTCCAACCTCGCTTCTCCGGCAGTCTCGCTCAACGAGACCGCGCTGTTGAATGCGCAGGTGGCGATCAACGCGAACTGGCGTGACAACGCCAACCAGCGTATGAATGCGAAGCCTCAGCGCCTCGTCATTCCGCCGCAGCTGGAGCCGACCGCTGTCCGCTTGCTCAAGACGGAGCTCCGTCCGGGCACCGCGAACAACGACGTGAACGCCATCCTCTCGGTTCAGGGCGGCATTCCGGAAGGCTATCTGGTTTGGAACTACCTCACCAGCCAGTACGCTTGGTACCTGCTTACCGATCAGCCGGGTCTGATCCACATGGATCGCGTGGCCTACGAAACCGACATGTCGGTTGAGTTCACCACGGATAACTTGCTGGTCAAGGGCTACCAACGGTATTCCTTCAGCTACAACGATTGGCGTGCACTTTACATGTCCAATCCGTCCTCGTAAGGGAGGTCAACGATGGCTTATACCAACTTCCCTGACGGCATCACAAGCTTCGGAATCCCCGTTTTCGGGGGTTCCGCAGGTGGCATTCCGCTGGCCAACAACTATTGGTACGTGGATTCCGTCAACGGCTCGAATAGCTACGATGGCACTTGGTCCACTCCGTTCTCAACTGTCGCTTATGCGATGACGCGAGTGTCGGCCAATGACGTCATTGTGGTGAAAGCGTCTCATGCAGAGTCCATCACGTCCGCGACCACGCTTGTTTGCAACGTGGCTGGCGTGCGAGTGGTTGGCCTCGGCGCTGGAACGGCTCGTCCGACCTTCACAATCAGCACTGCCAATACTGCCACGATTGCAGTCTCGGCGGCGAATGTCGGATGGTACAATTGTCGGTTTGTTGCGAACTTCCTTTCCATCGCTGCTCCCTTCACGCTGTCCACGGCTGCTGGGTTCCAGCTGCAGGGCTGCGTGTTCCGCGACACTTCTTCAATCCTGAACTTCCTGAATATCGTGAAGTCCACGGGTGCCGCGAACACGGTTGACAGCCTCAATGTCACTGGAAACAACTGGAATGGATTGGGGACGACTTCGGTCAACTCGTTCATCCTTTCGGCCAACGACATTGCCAATGCGGTAGTCACTTGGAACCGAGTCAAGTTGGCTCGTACGGCCGACGCCTCGATCCTCATGACGATCACGGCTGGCGTATTGACCAACCTTGATTGCGGCTACAATGCTGTTGCAAGTGCTCAAACCGCGACCACGGCAGGCAGCTTGATCAACGTCGGTGGCACGACGTCGAGCGGCTTCGTTTACAACAACTATGCGCAGACCCTGACCACGACCGGCGACAAGCTGTTCACCACCACGGTCGGCCTCTCCGCGTTCAACAACTACGTTACGGGTGTGATCGGCGCTTCGGGCTTCCTGATCCCGGCAGCGGACTCGTAATAGTTACCTTCCTTTTGGGGTATCTCCCAAACTTGGGGGCGGCTGTTCAACCGAATAGCCGCCCTTATTCTTATAGGACATCAAGGAACAGCCAATGGGCCTCCCCTATCAAACCCAAAGCTACACCTCAACCGGCACGAAAGAATCAATCGCGCTTGATCCGTCAATCGCGGATTTCAAGGTGCGCGTTTATGTCGACAAGGGCGCCGGAACCGTCGACTACAAGCTTCAGTATTCCCTCGACCCACTGACAACGGCGGACGCTTCTTGCACTTGGATTGACTCGACCACGATCCCAGCAGCGACGAGCACTTCAAAAGAACAGGAATTTACGACGCCGATTTCTAAGCTCCGCCTCGTGATAACGACGCTTTCCTCTGGCACTATGAAAATTCAAGTGCTGCAAGGCTTCATGGTTGGCTGATGACGACTTCAGGCACCTACGACTTTTCCCTCAGCAATGCTGACATCATCGAGGATGCCTTTTCCCGGCTGACCATTCGCCGCACTGCACTTTTGGCTGAACACTTGAACGATGGTTGGAAAGCGCTGAACCTAGCGCTCATCAAGTTTGACAACCTCCAGCCGAACCTTTGGAAGTCTGCCGACGAGACTGTCGCGCTGGTGGATGGCACCGCGACCTACACGATGGAGACTTACGACGTAAATATCTTGTCGTGCTTCATCCGCACCGGCACCGGAACGACGCAAAACGATCGAACGATCTATCCGATCTCAACGACGGAATACACTTCGTACCCGAATAAGAATCAGACCGGCTTCCCGACGGTTTTCTGGTTCAATCGACAAATTACGCCGCAGATCACCTTTTGGCCGGTGCCAGACCAGTCCAGCTATTACACTGCCTATTTGAAGGTGGTGCGACAGGTTCAGGACGCCAATCTGCCCGGCGGCGAAACGCCAGACGTTCCGGTTCGGTTCCTTGACGCGCTGATTGCCGAGACTTCTTATCGCTTGTCCCGCGTCTGGAAACCGGAATTGGAAGACAGGCGCAAGCAGGATGCTATTGATGCTTGGTCCATTGCAGCGACGCAAGACACCGAAAATGTGCCGATGACAATCTCACCGGCCGTCAACACTTATTACGGGCGCTGAAATGAGCGGCCCTTGGCATCCCACCGGACGGGGCAGGGTTTCTTCTACCAACCCGCAAGCGTTGGCGGTTTGCGACCGTTGCGGCTTCACTTACAATCACGTTGACTTGAAGTGGCAATTCGATTGGGCCGGTACGCAGCTGTTAAATAAGCGCATCTTGGTTTGTGAGACCTGCTTGGACACGCCACAGCCCAATGGCCAACGCACCGTCATTATTCCGCCGGATCCGCTGCCGATCGAAAATCCGCGTCCGGAGCCTTACAGCGTTGAAGTGCCTAGCTTTATGGGGTTGGTCGGCAGCGACGAAAGTCCAGCGGCGAATGCCTTGACCGAAGTTGATGGCAAAGCGCTGACGCAAGAGATTCGAGTGACACCTTCGCCTGGTGATCCGGCTTATTACTATGAGGAAGAATAGCTTCAATGGCTAACACTCCAATGCTCAGTCTTCCGGTCGCGTCGTCGGTTGACGGCTCGGAGTACGCTTGGATTGTTCAAGGCGGAACTGACAAGCGTGTAACGCTTGAAGCTATCGCTAATACTGCAACCGGCTTCGTGCCGACTTCTCGTTCCATCACGGCTGGTGTTGGTCTTTCTGGTGGTGGATCGCTCGCCAGCGACGTCACTATTGACTTTGATCCGACCAATTTGACCACCGCCACAACTATGACGGTGTCGGACTACTTCACCATTGCTGCTAGCGGCTCGCCTTATAAGGTGACGTTCCCGCTGGCCATGCAGGCGATCGGCGGCCTGACAGTCTCGCCCGCGCTGAACCTTGCCAACGACAAGTTGCTGGTTTTGCGCTATGCAGACGGGCTGGTTTATTACACCACACCTTCGGCGATCGGAACAGCATCAGGCAACGTCCCGGCAGGCGGCAGCGCTGGACAGTTTTTGGCGAAGCAATCCGGCACAGATTACGATACCTATTGGACCAATCCTTCAGTCTTGCTGGATGCTTATAGCATTGCCGCTAATCCTACCGGCAGCACCGCGCTTGCAACTTCCGTCCAGCTTGGCACCACGCTCGCCTTCTCCGGGGGTGCCTTAAAGACCGGCGCCGGTACTGGCGATGTTTCTTGGTCGGCAGATTCTTTTGCAACGACCATTGGCAATAATAAAGTCACCGACGCGATGTTGCGCACGAGCGCAGGTCTTTCGGTCATCGGTCGCTCCGCAAACTCGACCGGTAACGTGGCCGACATCACGGCCGGTTCTGATTATCAAGTGCTGCGCCGCTCCGGCACCTCGATTGGTTTCGGCGCCATCGATCTTTCACAGTCGGCGGCAGTAACGGGCAATCTTCCCGTGACAAACTTGAATTCCGGCACTTCGGCTTCTGCCTCGACCTATTGGCGCGGCGATGGCACTTGGGCAAGCGTTTCTGCGGCTCCTGCCGGTTCCGACACGCAAGTTCAATTTAACAACTCTGGCGCGCTTGGCGCGAGCGCAAACCTGACTTGGGTTTCTCCGGCGCTAACCATTGGCGCTGCCGGATCGACCACCGGTCAATTGAAGCTGACAGGCGCGACCTCCGGCACCATCACCATTCAAGGTCAAGCGGCAGCTGGAACGTACAATTTCAATCTGCCGACCGGCGCTGGCACTTCCGGCGATCTTCTAACTTCTGGCGGCGGCGTTGCGGCGGCGATGACTTGGACCACGCCGGGAAACGTCACGAAGTCCGACGACACCAATGTCACCATGACTTTGGGTGGCACGCCGACCGGCGCTGCTGTCAAAGCATTCTCGATGACGCTTGGGTGGACAGGCCAGCTGGGCCTGACTCGTGGCGGAACAGCAGCTAGCTTGACTGCTGATCTTGGAGGAATAGTTTATTCGACCGCTTCGGCGCTAGCAATACTTGCTAGCACAGCGACGGCCGGGAAGCACTTGCAGTCTGGCGCTTCTGCTGCTCCTTCTTGGACCACGGCAACTTTCCCATCGACCGCGACCAGTGCCGGAACTTTCTTGCGCGCGGACGGCACCAATTGGGTCGCGTCAACCATGACGCTGCCGGCAACTTCTGCTGCGGGCACCATTCTCGCGTCCGGAACGGCAAACACCGTCTCTGCAACGGCAACTCCGACCCTTGGCGTTGCTGGAACTACCGTTGGGTCGCTTGCTTTTGCAAATGCCACTTCTGGCTCGATTACCTTGCAACCGGTAACTGGTGCGCTCGGCTCGGCTGTTTTGACGATGCCAGCTGCGACAGACACCATTGCTGTGCTGGCCGCATCGCAGGCTTTCACTAACAAGACTTATAACGGTTTGACGATCACTTCTTCGACCGGCACATTGACCGTCACCAACGGCAAGACGCTATCGATCAGCAACAGCCTCACTTTTACCGGAACGGACAGCACTTCTTTTGCTTTCCCTTCGACCGGATCAACGGTGCTGACCACAGGTAACACGGCAACTATCACCATAGGATATACAGTAACGGCCGCTTCCGGCGGAACGGTCTCCTCTGGAACTTTCACTGTTACGCCAGCAACTCAGAACATTCAGTATTATACCAATAACGGCGCTCACACCTTTGCGGCGCCTTCGTCAGACTGCGAAGTTGATGTGCTGGTAACGAACGGTGCCTCTGCTGGCGCAATAACCTTCTCTGGATTTACAGTTGGCTCTTCGACTGGTTCGTCTTTGACAACTACGAATACCAACAAGTTTATCATCTCTGTCAAACGCATCAATGGCACCTCGACTTATTCGATTTACGCGCTACAATGATAATTCTTCCTGACGTTACAGAGCCGCGCGGCAAGATACTCAAGCCACTTAAGAAGGCCCAATGGATTTCTTCGTCACAACGAATGGCCGTTTATGGAATTGAAGATCAAACCCGTTACCGCGTCACTGCTCGCCTTCATGACGGCTTTGTTGTTTGGCGCGGTTGGTTTGATGACCGTAATGATGCCGATGAATTCTTTTGGGCGCTTGCAACTGGATCGATCAAGTTCGAAAAAAAACTTTGGTCGTTGCCGACTGAAACTTGGACGCCAAAAGAAGGCTACGCCAATGTCGGTTGGCATCCCTGCATAGGCGAAGCTCTATTCTATAACATCGAAACGCAGGTTTTTCTGACGGCTCTTCCGGGCGGACCAAGAGAATATCGCGTTCCGCATGATTGGTCTAATCCTGATCTTTATGCGTTCACAACTAGCCCATCATACGTTACTTCTACAAATGCTTCCGAAGCAGTACCGTCTAACTGGAATAGCTCGACCAATGCAGTTGAAGTTATTGCCAGTGGTTCCGGAGGAACAAGTTCTGCCGCCAATACAGGCGGCAATGGCGGTGGCGGTGGCGCTTGGGCAAAAGGAACTAACATAAGTTTGACTCCCGGCGGTACTGTTTCTTGTACTGTCGGCGCAGCGGCAACGGCTGGAAATTCAGGCAACGATTCCTCGTTCAAAACTTCGACGACGATTCTTGCTAAGGGCGGTTCAACAACAACAGGCGGCGCAGCCGCTTCATGTTATGGTGGCGTTGGCGGCGGAACGCTGAACCCCGGAACCACCTATTCGCGCAGTGGCGGCAATGCAGGCACCGGAAATTGGGGTTCTGGTGCTGGCGGCGGGGCTGGTGGTCCGAATGGCAATGGTGGTGCTGGCGGCAATTATGGTGGCTCTTCCAACGGTTCTGGCGGTGGTGGCGGCGGCAATGGCGGTGGGTCCGCTGGCGGCACGGGATCCGGCAATAGTGGCGCGGCTGGTGGCAATAATTATCTCGGTGCAGGCGGCGGCGCGGCTGGCAATAACAATGGCTCTGCAGGCGGCGGCGGCGGTGGCGCTGGTTCTGGAACAGGCGGCTCTGGCGGCAATGGACAAGAATGGGATTCTACGCACGGCTCCGGCGGCGGCGGCGGCGGAACATCAAATAGCGGTGCTGGCGGTGCCGGTGGCACTTATGGCGCAGGCGGCGGCGGCGGTGGATATCCAAATAGTGGAACAGGCGGCACTTCTGGTCAGGGGATCATTTACATAACTTACACGCCAACTGCTTCAGGAATTGTCGCTGGCGGCAAAGTTCTGCCTCTCTAAAAAAGAGCAATTGAAATGCAGAAGAATGGTTATGCAGTCTTCAACGAGAAGACGAAGAAAATTGAAGAATTTTTTCACGAGACTGCCGTTGATGAAAACGGCAGACCAATGCTTGCTGTGTTGATTCCAAATTCCAATCCGACATTGGTCGTTCATGCTCCTGCTTTTGGCAAGTTGAACGAAGAATTTTCTTTCCTTGAGAAGTGGTCGGACGATCCGGGCGCTCCTTCAAAGTGGCATCAAAAGATCGGCACAGAGCTAAAGCGTGACGGCGATCGTTTGATTGAGATTGTTACTTATGAAAGTGAACCTTCAATCTCTCCTTCATCGCAAGATGTTAATGCAGAACGCGATCGCCGCATTGAAACTAGCTTTCCTTTCATGGAAAAGCGCATCCAATTCCGCCCCGGCGACCGCGAAAACATCAACGGCGCAAGTAGCCTTGCTATCATCGCTATCATGGGTGGCGCGAAGCCGGGTGACACAAAATGGCACGGCGGCAACGAAGATTTCGTTTGGATCACCGCAGACAATTCGTTGTTGGTTTTGGACGCTTTCCAGACCATCGAAATGGGCAAAGCGGCGGCGGAATGGAAGTCAAAGAATATCTTTGCCGCGCGAGAATTGAAAAACCAAGAACCAATTCCGCGTGACTTTGAAAACGACAAGTATTGGCCTGCTTAAAAGAGAGTTAGTGAAATGGAAATGTCAGTCAGTAAAGCTTTGGAAATTCGCGCCGCGCTTCAGAACTGCGATGGCTATCAAACCGTAGTCAAAGAAGGCGAAACGCAAAAGACGGTGTTCGTGTTGCACGATCTTGGCTTCAATGTTCGGTTCGCGATCGCCAAGAATCTCGAAAAACTCGACAAGGTCAATGAAACTTACGTCAAGATGCGCAATGACCTTATTAAGTCACTCGCCAAAAATGGCACGGGCATCGATCCGAAAGCAGAGCAGGACAAGATGGCTGAATTCTTCGCTAAGGACCGTGCCAATCTTGATGAAATGATATTCGTTGAGCTCGAAAAGCTGAAAAAGTCTGAACTCGAAAAGTCAAATCTTCCGGTGAATGTCCTCGCAACCATCATGCCGATCATTCAGGAATGACATACACATACACCACATACAAGACAGCAATCGCCAATGAGTTGGTGGTGGATCCGGCTGACACGGATTTCCTAGCGATTTTCCCATCGCTGATCGACTATGCCGAACAACGGCTTTATCGCGACACTGACTTGCTGGCTTCCGTGCTGCGACAAACCGGCCTGCTGACAAGCGGCTCGCGCGATTTTACGCTGCCAACAACTTCTGGCCGGTTTGTGGTGACGAATGGCATCAATATAATTACGCCTTCTTCACAGACCAATCCGAACTCTGGCACTCGGAATCAGCTGCTTCCAGCAAGTCGCGACTACATCGACAAGATTTTTCCTTCGACGGCCGGTTCTGGCCTTCCGACGCATTATGCTATGATTACAGACCAAACTGTGATTTTTGGTCCGGCGCCGGACGCCGCTTACACAGCCGAAGTGATCGGAACAATTCGGCCAACTCCATTGTCATCTGACAACACCACAACATACCTGACCCTTTATCTGCCGGACGTTTTCTTCGCTGCGGGGATGATCTTCGGCTCCGGTTGGCAGAAAAATTATGGCGCGCAAGCAGACGATCCAAAGATGGCTGTGAGTTGGGAAAGTCAGTATCAAGCGCTGCTGATGTCAGCAAATATGGAAGAGCAACGCAAGCGCTATGCCTCTGGCGCTTGGGGCTCCTTGTCTCCGACGCCGATTGCAACTCCGGGACGCTAAAGCATGACAACCACAACCAACCGAGGATATTCAACTCCAGCCACTGGCACGCAGAATGGCATCTGGGGATCGGATGACCTCAATCCTAATTTTACACTCATTGACAAAAACCTCGGCGGTGTAGCTTCGGTCGCTTTGACGAATTCCAACGTAACTCTTTCTTCTTCAGAATATGCCAACGGCACCATCAAATTCACTGGCACTCTCGCGGCCAACGTAACTGTGACGTTCCCGACCGTTTCCGGTTGGTGGACTGTCATCAACAACTGTTCGGCTGCTAACACTTATTACATTCGACTGTCTTGCTCCGTAGGCGGCTTGAAGATTTGCCCGCCTCCCGGCGAGGCGATTGATATTTATTGCGACGCCACGGACGTGGGTTATCGCAACCTCGGTCACGCCATTGGGTCATACTGGGATTATGCTGGCTCATCTGTCCCGGTCTGGGTTTCTGGGTGCTCTGTGCCGCCTTATCTTTTGTGCGACGGCTCGACCTACAGCGCTGTAACTTATCCTCAATTGAATGCCATTCTTGGCACCACCACGCTGGTCGATACGCGCGGGCGCGGGCGCTTCAACTTGAACGGCGGCCAAAGCCGCATCACAACGGCCGGTTCAAATATCGATGGAGATACGCGATTTTCTGCGGGTGGTGCACAGAATACCACACTTGATGCGACCAATATGGTCCCACACACGCATACGCAGGAAGCACAAACCCCATCCTTTACGTACACGTCTGAAAGCAATTATGCGCTTACCGGTTCTACCGGCGGCATTAGAGCCCTCGCGGCAACCGGTCTTGGCAGCACCGTAACTACAGCCGCAGACGCCACTCCCGGAACCACTGGTTCGTACGGCGGCTCCGGCGGCGCGGCGCAACCGTTTTACAATATGCCTCCGGCTTACATCGGTGGCATCACTATGATCAGGGCAGCATAATCTTGCCAATCACTTCGCTCAAACTTATTCCGACTGTCAATGCCGAAGCAACGCCGACCTTGAATGAGGCCGGCATTTCTTCTTGCAATCTCATTCGCTTCAAAGCGAAACTGCCGCAAAAACTTGGTGGCTGGACCAAGTTTTATGAAAACAATCTTGGCTCGACTGCGCGTGATCTTCACGCTTGGCAAGATCTCAGCGCCAACGATTGGCTTGGTTATGCCGCAACGGGCTCCGTTACGGCTCTTTCTGATGATGTCGCTTATACCATTTCGCCTCAAACAAAAACGACTGACTTCACACCAGATTTCGATACGACCAGCGGCAGCGCGATCGTTTTGATTAATGATCCGAACATCGCCAACGTAACAACCTATGATTCGATACTTTTCAAAACGCCAATCGCTGTTGGCGGATTGGTCCTTCAAGGCATCTATGAAATAACGGCGCCAATCACAACAACTGAATTCCAGATTACTGCTTCTTCGAATGCAACCTCGTCTGTGACGGCTGGCGGTGCGGTCCCTTCTTTCGCGACGACTTCCGGCTCTCCAATCATCACTGTCACTCTGACGAATCACGGCTTGTCAGTTGACGATCAATACACTTTTCTTGTCTCAACGACTGTTGGCGGCACCACAGTTTTCGGAACTTACCCAGTTCTGACGGTTCCGACCGCGAACACTTTCACCATCTCAACGACTTCGAATGCCACCTCATCGACCACCGGCTCGATGAATTCTGGCAACTGCGAATTGGAATATTTCATCACGCTCGGCCCGGCCAGCCTCGGCGCTGGCTACGGCACTGGAACTTATGGCACTGGCGGCTACGGCACTGGCGTGGCGTCCACAGCGCAAACCGGGACAGCTTTGGTCGCTACCGACTGGACGCTGGACAATTGGGGCGAGAATTTGCTAGGTTGCGCCGCTGAAGCGCAGATTTTTGAATGGCAGCCAAACTCCGGCTTCCAGAATATGAAGCTGATTCCGAATGCGCCAGTGTTCAATGGCGGCATTTTTGTAGCGATGCCCGCGCAAATTCTGGTGGCTTGGGGATCAACTTCTTCCAATCTTCAGCGTGATCCGCTGCTGATCCGCTGGTCTGATCAGGAAGATTATTACACTTGGACAGCCACCGCGAACAATCAAGCCGGTTCGTTCCACATTCCGACCGGGTCAAAGATCATTGGCGGGCTTCAAGGGCCACAGCAAGCCTTGATATGGACGGACATTGACGT